ATTGGCAAAAGAAGGATCACGGCACCACCGCGGCCAATGAAAAATATCATTGGCTCAATAGAGGGACCACATCACCAGATTTTGCTATTGATATGGCCCAAGAAGCAGAAGCAATTGCACGAAATACCGCCGCTATAGCGGACGCACAACATATAATAGACTGGCGAAATCCAACAAAAAATCCTTTAGTATACCTTGAGGGAAACCTTATCGGAGGCTATACATTTCCAGTCCCCCCGCGGCATGGTGCACCCTATCACCCCCCTAGATTAAATTCATTAGGGCAATTAAACAGCTCCCCAACTAAAATAATTCCGAATGATATGTTTTCTTCCAATGTTGATATTTTTGCTTTGGCTAAAGAAATAAAAATCGGTGCCATGTCGTATACTGAAAATGAAAATATATTTTTAGGATCTCTTAGAAATTTTCTACACACTGATTTAGGTGTAATCGCCACTACGGAAGATCAAGAAGGCCATTACACGGAAGGCGAGCACAGCGTGTACATGCCAAAAAAATATTGGTATGGAGACGCTGCAGCTTTTTGGTATAGAGTAAGAGATATAATTTTAGATAGCCCATATGACACATGGTTTGATTTTACTTTGGGGATGAGATTAAATCTTCTTTTCCCTATAGATGAAAATGCTGAAAGCAATGTATTTTCCGTGGCACAAGCAGCCATGGATTCTGAAGATTTTAGTAAATATAATAAAGAAAAGATGTTTGTTTGGGAAAAAAGCCCCGGAGACAGATATCTTTGCCTTCCTTTAGAGAGTGTAGAACATGATTATGCCCCCACAGAAGATATAACAGATTTTTGGGTTGACATAAACAATCACATAGAGCAGATGTCTTTTGAGACCAATCCCGCGGCCATGGCCGAAAATGATTCTAATTTAGGTTTAGTTTATAGTAATGTCGTTGGTGGCGCCCCTACCTTGTGGGCTTTTTCAAGGGCTATTTCTACGGAACTTTATCACAATAAAGATAAAATATTTGATTCATTAAAAAGAGATTTGCAAGAAAAAATTCTCGGCGTTGGCCAATATGACGGCCAAGAGTCAAATAAATTTTTAAATGAAATTTTGCCCATTAAAGAGTTAGTAGTTATTACTGTTCTTATGTATCGATATTATATGGAGTCTGCGTATCCTGAATTAAATACTTTATTTAGTTCGACTAAAGATTCACTTAACAAGCAGGCGCAAGCCATGGCCGCAACCATCGAAGGAGATTATCAATATATAGAGGGCGCCGCCGCCAATGAGCCCGAAGAGCCCCCCGGCTTCTCGAATGAACAGATCCTCAAACAATTTTTAGCGTTGACTGTGCAGATGGCTGCTAACATGACAGACCCATCATGGACCACGCCATGGTTCTTGCCCGGCCCAATAACTCCATTTGGGGTTGTTGCTAAGCTGTTGGCAACGAAGTGGGATGAAGATGATGATAAGACCACTATCGAAGCAGAAGAAGCATGTCCCCCATTACCAACTTGGTGGGGAGGCGACGAGGATTTAGCGGAAGTGCTGGAAGGCGCCGAAGGAGAAACCGAACCAACACTACAGCAACTGGGCGTAGACCCAGAGACAATCCAAGAATGGCTAAAACAAATGGCCGCCGACGAGCAGCCTCCAACATACGATGGTTTTATTTTCCCGCCATACGTCCATGGTCAGCCTCATGAGTTTGAAGGCAAGCTTCCATTCGTTGGTGGGCCCGAAAGCACTGAGACGCCGTATTACGTACCTTACGACAGATTAACCGCTGAGGGGAAAGCACGACAATGGCAATATTTTCAAGCATCGTATCTGGGTTTCCCGACACCGCCACCTTTTTATACTAAATATAATGCCATAGCGTACGCATGTGCTGCCCAAGAGCAATTCGGATGGACACAGCTCCCATCGAAGTATTTCTCCCAAGGCAATGGCTACAGCAATCATGATAAAGAAAAATTGTTCGAGATGGAACCGATGAGTTGGCTGGAGGTTTGTGCTTTCAAGACATTGGGCACGGAAGGTGTTATGAGCCACCGCGGCGGCTTCAACGTAACCCTCCCGTTCTGCCCGCTACCGAATCCTGGCCGAAACAACAACTATCGGTTCAGTCAACATGGCTTAGACGGCCACTCCTACCGCAAAATCGTCGAATCCGCCGTCACCGCCGCCGACACTTGGAATACCTGGAACCAAGCGTGGTATTATTATTTATATGGGTTTGCAGGAAGTGGCGATCCTCGATATGGCAAGGTCGGCTGTGATTGGGAGGTCTCCATATCGTGGTTGTATCCTGCACTATTTGCCCAGAACGAAGATCGCCCGGGCTGGCACCCCACTATGGACTACACCGATACAAATGCACCATGGGTTAACGGAGAAACATCTAAAGTTGTTGAATATTATATGATAGATCCAGATTTAGTCGCCAACTGGCCCGAATCATAATTCGACTCCGGAGCCACTAATCTACAGTGCGGTTAGTATAACTGATTTTTTATGGCTATTATTGTGTAAATATCTATTTATTAAAAAGGAATAAAATATGTCAGTTGGCTTTTCTCCAAAATTACCTTTACAGCCCGATCCAGTTGATGGATTTTATAAATTGAATAAAACTTTGGGGGAGGTTGCAAAACAAAATTTAAAAATGATTATATTAACAACACCTGGAGAGCGCATGATGCGCCCACATTTTGGTGTTGGCGCCCGAAATTACTTGTTTGACACAGGAGAAGAGACATACCAATCATTAACTGCTGAAATACTTAAACAAGTACGAAAATATTTGCCTTTTATAGAAATTATTGATATCGCTTTAGGTGACGCCGCAGAAATAAATAATAGTACATCAGCACACACCATAGGGCTTCAAGTCGTATATCATATTCCAAATTTAAATTTAAATGATACTTTAGAAGTAGTTGTTTCTAGTAATGCGTAGCTAAATCGATAGAGGAAAAAATAAAGATGCCACAAAAGAAGCCAGCCATAAATTATACTAGTAGAGATTTTGAATCAATTAGATCAGATTTAGAATCCTATGTAAAAAGATATTACCCAGATAATTTCAAAGATTTTACTGAGGCCTCCTTTGGTTCTTTAATGCTGGATACGGTTTCTTATGTCGGAGATATTTTATCTTTTTATGTAGATTATCAAGCCAATGAGTCGTACTTAGCCACCGCTAATGAATTTCAAAATATATTAAAATTAAGTTCGGAGCTTGGTTACAAATATAGGCCCCACCCATCTTCTTTTGGAGTGTGCAATTTTTATATAACAGTTCCAGCAGAAACTAATTTTCCTTCACCAGATGAGGATTATAAGCCCATACTTAAAAAAGGATCAACTTTCTATTCTGTTTCAAATACTATTTTCACTTTATTAGAGGATGTAAATTTTTCAAAAAGCACCAATCCGATTGTATTAGCAGAACAAGATGGAGACTCAGGAGCCCCCATTTCATATGCAATCCGCGCCGCCGGCCAAGTCGTCTCCGGTGAAACGGCAGTCCAAGACGTTACAATTGGGCCATTTCAAAGATTTTTAAGAATTGCCATAAATGGACAAAACGTTAGCGAAATAGTTTCTGTTTTTGATGCCAATGGAAATCAGTACTTTGAAGTTGATTATCTTACACAAAATGTAATATACGTTCCAGTTTTAAATAGGGACACCAATTCAGATACAGTCCCGTATATATTAAAACCATTATCAGTCTCCCGTCGATTTATGGTTGATAATACTCCAAATGGTGTTTATTTACAATTTGGGTATGGAAGCCAAGAGGCTCCAATAGCCCTTAAGGATCCCGCAGATGTTGTGTTGCAGCTACATGGTAAAGATTACGTTTCGGATACTTCGTTTGACCCGTCAATATTAAACGAGACTGATAAATTAGGTGTTACCCCAGCGGATACTGTTTTAACAATAATCTATAGAATTAACACCAACGATAATGCCAACTCCGCAGCCAACACTATAACAAAAGTTGGCACTGCAAATTTTCAGTTTAACGCACAAGAGACTTTGACCACATCTAAGAAAAATGCTGTAATTAATAGTTTATCAGTTCTGAATGAAGAGCCTATTATTGGTGATATGGCGCTAACAGGCCCAGACGAACTAAAACATCGCGCGATTGGTAATTTTGCTGCACAATATAGAGCCGTGACAAAACAAGATTATATTAGTATAGCTTATAATATGCCTTCGAAATATGGAAAACTTAAAAGGTGTACCATTGAACTAGATTCTGATTCCTATAATCAGCGAAATCTTAATATATATGTTATTTCCGAAGACACTGATAGTAAGCTGGTTACAAGCAATGGCACCCTTAAGGGCAATTTAAAAACATGGATTAATCAATATAAAATGATTAATGATACAGTTGACATATTGGATGCTAAGATCGCCAACATAGGCATCGAATTTAAAGCATTGGCTTTTCCTGGTGTTAATAAATACGATGTTTTAAACGAAAGCATAGCAGTTTTACAAGGCGTTTTTGCAAAAACATTTTATATAGGCGAGCCATTATTGATAACTGATGTTTATCAAACTTTAAAATC